ACAATGCTTTCGACAGCACGTATACCGGAGGTGATGGGCTTGAGCTATGCTCGACGGCTCATACTCTTGCAAACGGCAACACCTTCCGTAACGAGCTTTCGACGGCGGCGGATCTCAATGAGACCAGTCTTGAACAGGCTCTCATTGATATCGCGGGCTTCGTTGATGAGCGCGGTCTAAAAGTGGCTGTCAGTGGCAGTAGGCTGATTATTCCCAAGGAACTTCAGTTCACTGCGGACAGACTTTTGGAATCCACGCTTCGTCCAGGAACGGCGGATAATGACGTTAATGCCATTCGGAACATGGGTATGCTTCCGAGTGGTTCTTCCGTTAACCATTTCCTGACGGACACGGATGCGTGGTTCATCATCACGGATGCGCCGAATGGTTTGAAGGGCTTCAATAGAACAGCCGTTCGAACTTCCATGGAAGGCGATTTTGATACCGGAAATGTGAGGTACAAGGCTCGCGAACGCTATGCGTTTGGCTGGTCGGATCCTCGCGGTATCTTCGGATCACCGGGCGCGTAACCTCGATCAGAGCTACCGGGGGGAGGATCATTTCTCCCCCCGCCTTTCTGGGACTACATAGCCCTAGCGACTGGCCCAGCAGACACTTACAGGACTCTAGGGCGAAACCTTTGTAAGGAGGACAGCCAACATGGCTAACACAACCTTTAATGGTGCAGTTCGATCTGAGAACGGCTTCAAAGTCATAAATATTGCCGCAGCAACTGGGGCCGTTACCGAAACTTCTTCTCAAGCATCCACAGGTATTTTTACCAACAAATATATACAACATGTTGGTATTGTTACTGGTGTTACGGTTAATACCACTGCTGGCGATAGCCCTGCGATTGGTGAATTTAGCCAACCCGCTAATACCATTATGACCAACATCAAGATTTTCTGTGCCACGGCTCCAGTAATTGGAACGGGGGACATTGGTTACGAAGTTGGAACTTCCAGTTCAGGCGCACAGATTGTAGCGGCTGTCACTGATCAGATTCTCGATGGGGGCACTACTGTTGTAGTTGGCAATGTGACATTGCCTTCGCTAGTAACCCAGACTGAAAGTGCAACAACGGCTCCAGCATCAGTTCAATACACAGCATCAGCGAGAACCATTTACTGTAACATCACCAATACGGTAGATGCCACCACGGCTGGTTCCTTCACATTTATTATTGAGTATGTGCAGGTTGCATAAACTAGAGTGGGGGGTTCCTCTCTTCTCTTTTAAAAGGAATGAGTTATGGCGGATGCTGTAACCACCACGTCGGTAATTGATGGGTCTCGAACGGCTGTTATTTATTGTACCAACACTAGTGATGGTACAGGTGAATCGGCTGTTACCAAGGTAGATGTGTCGGCTCTTTCCACTTCTCCGGAAGGTGATGCTTGTACAGGAGTACGTCTTCAGAAGGTTGTGTTCACCAATGTTGGGATGGGGGTCAAGGTTCTTTGGAACGCCTCCACCAACGTTATTGCTGCACAGCTTCCAGCGGACTACTCCGACACCTTGGATTATTCCGATATCAGTGGTCTTCCTAATGTGGCAGCTTCTGGCGGTAAGACAGGGGACATAAAGTTCACGACTGTAGGCCACACTAGCGGGGACACCTATTCCGTAGTTCTCTACTGCTTGAAAGAGTACTAATGGAGTAGGTTATGGAAGATCTGGATCGGAAGAATGAGCTACAGATCATAGAGATTCGTGGGGAACTCAAGCTTCTGTCCCAGAAGCTGGATACCATAAAGAGTAATGATATTGCTCATCTTCAAAAGTCGATAGATGGTATCCAAAAGGTTTTGTGGACTGTGGGCTTACTGGTTCTTGGTCATTTGGGAGTTGCCGTGAAAACCGCTCTTTGGGGTTAGGATGAAAGGTTTTAAATACCATGGCAGTCTCTGGATCTAAGGACTTTGAGCTTAATGTAGCCGAATACATCGAGGAAGCCTTTGAGCGTTGTGGCCTAGAGCTTCGTACTGGCTATGATGCCAAGACTGCGAGAAGATCTCTAAATCTTTTGTTTGCTGATTGGGCCAACCGAGGTCTCAATCGATGGACGATAAGTCAGACCACGCAGACTGTTGCCGAAGCCATTTCAGAATATCCGGTGGGCACTATTACTCTTTCCGTAAGTGATAGTGGTAGCTTTACGATAGCTGAGACAATCACGGGCGGTACGAGTGCCGCTACCGCCTCTCTCATAACGAAACCTGATTCTACGTCCATGACGATAACGGTTCCATCCGGGACCTTTACCTCTGGCGAGACGATAACGGGTTCTTCCAGCTCAGCCACGACCACCACAACGTCCACGGCATCCTTAGAAGATACTCAGTCTACCATTGATATTCTTTCGGGTGTCATACGACGCGATAGCTCTGATATTTCAATCACTAGGATCAGCCGGGATACCTATCTGAATATCGCCACTAAATCCACCAAAGGGCGTCCTACTCAGTTTTATGTCGATAGGTTGATCACGCCGGTCGTCAAAGTTTGGCCGACACCCGAGAATAGCACCGACCAGTTCATCTATGACCGTCTGGTTCGGATTGACGATGCGGATACGTCGGTAAACACTGTTGAGATACCTTTCAGGTTTTACCCATGTCTTGCGGCAGGGCTGGCCTACTACATTGCCTTGAAGAAGGCCCCCGATAGAATCCAGATTTTGAAAGTCTTGTATGAAGAGGAATTCCTACGGGCGGCAGAGGAAGACAGGGATAAGGCCAATCTTGTTCTGGTTCCGACCTACAACTCTTTAAGTGCGATTTCGTAATGGCTAAATATGCCTCAAATAAGTATGCCCTTGGGATTTCGGACAGGTCCGGTGCGGCCTATAAACTCAGAAATATGCGTAAAGAATGGACCGGTATGCTTGTTGGCAAGGATGAATGGGAATCTAAACAGCCTCAATTGTTTGTCGTCAAGACGCCCGCCGATCCTCAAGCCTTGAAAGATCCGCGTCCGGATAGAGCGGAACCGGCTGTTACAGTTCTTCTTCCTTTCAATCCCTTCCTTTCTGGAAGTAGCGGATCTGCTGTCATAACTGTGACGGAGCCCGGTCATGGAAGAAGCACGGGAGATACCGTCCGTTTTCGTTCCTCTGAAGCGTTTGATGGGTTTTCGTCCGCTGCCATCGAGGACGGTGATGGCTTTTCCATAACCAAGGTGGATGATGACAGTTACTCGTTCACATCAGGGAGTGGAACGGCAACGACAGGTAATGTCCGGGGCGGCGGCGGAAGCGTCTCTGCCGGTCCTGTAACCGTGAGTGCATGATATGGCTTTTACCTTCACTACCTTAAAGACCGCCATACAGGATTATACAGACAATGCGGAGAGCACCTTTGTAAGTCAGCTAACCAGATTCATCCTGAATGCGGAAGAACGTATCCTGAAGGAGTGTCAGTTAGATGACTTCAGGAAGAATGTGACGGGTACGGTCACGCAATCGGTGAAGTTCCTGACGAAACCAACAGATTTCCTGTCTCCCTTCTCCCTGAGTGTTGTGAATAGTTCCAATAACGAGTTTCTTGAATATAAACATTAGTTTCATCGTGGCTCCTACGCCTGACGGAAATTATACAGCCGAGTTGCACTATTTCTATCGTCCCCAGTCCATCACCGCATCAGATGATGGAACCAGTTGGCTTGGTACGAATGCTGAGTTGGCTCTCTTGTATGGCAGCTTGATGGAAGCTTATACCTTTATGAAAGGTGAGCAGGATCTGTTGACGCTTTATAACAGCAGGTTCCAGGAATCTATCCAATGGCTGAAGAATTTAGGGGAAGGTGAGCAGACTCAGGATCAGTACAGGTACGATACCGTCAGAAGAGGTGTTCAGTGATAGATAAGGATCTGAACGGCGCAGAGATCGCCATTGTAGGTCTTGGCGGGACACAGGGAACCTTCACTTCCTCCGCTGCTAACGGCAAGGTCTATGACGAGGTTTGGGCTATCAACTCCATGATGGTCCCGATCAAACATGACCGCGTCTTTATGATGGATCCGGCAGCACGGTTTCTGGATACCGTCCGGCAGCACGGTTTCTGGATACCGAGAATGCGGGTGCCCAGACAGATGCGATGAGGAAATCCTTGGGCGAACATCCAGGACCAATCTATACCTGCACCTTGGACAAAAGGGTTCCAGGTGCTGCTCTCTATCCCCTGAAAGAGGTGGTCAAGGACACGGGCCTTTGCTATTTCAACAACACCGTCCCATATGCCATAGCCTTTGCTGTGTACCAGAGAGTTGCCAAATTATACCTTTATGGGATTGATTATTCCTATAAATCCAACCTTGTCATGGCAGAGGCGGGAAGGGCTTGTGCCGAGTTTTGGCTTTCCGCAGCCATTGCACGGGGTATGAAGGTGGAAGTTGCCCATGATTCCACCCTTTTGGACACAAATGTCCCCGAAGCGGAGAAACTTTACGGGTATCATCGTGATGTCCATTTCGGAGGGAAACTTGACTATAACGAGACAGTCAGAATCCACTCCTCCCGAGCCTTTGGATGAGGATTCTGACAAGCTTTTCCTGTATGGACGGCATGATACGGTCGTTCCTTTGCAAAAGGTGGGAAATGTTTGATGTGAATGCCACGCTGTCTGTGGGGAATGTTGGTGTCATTTCCACGAACAACAGGGGCTTGTCCGTAGAGGAAATAGCCAAGATAGCCATTGATAAGATATTGTATGTGGCGAAAGACACCCCTGCGCCTCTTCGGGATCAAGTGTTGGATTTCAAACTTGTTTTGGAGGAGGTTATACTTGGGTACTTGAAGGTTGCCGTGGATCAGGATCGGGCAACTATTTGCGCCA